AGACTTTGGTAAAGGTTTTCTAGTAGGCGCTGTAGGCGCTGGTATTGGTTCTTTTGCTTCTTTCTGTGCTTGTGCTTGTTTCTCTGGGCCTAGGTTAGTCCAGATTTCCTTTGCTTTCTGTGCAGCTACTTGCTTATTGTAAGATGACTCCTGTGCTGTAGCATCTTGTACTCCATACTTCTCATCCATCTGTCCTTGAATATTACCCAGACGAGCTTTTTCCGTAGCGTAGCCTTGCTGTTGTAGATAATTAGGAGTCTCTGCTGCATACCGATCTGATTCAAGTCCTTGTTGTTTAGTACGAGCAAGAATAGATTGTAGATCACCATACTGCTTTTGGCCTTCACCAAAAGAATTCTTACCCATAGCATTAGCTAATTCATTAAGTCCTAGATCAGCCATATTAAGCTACTCCCATTCCAGTTTGCCCTAGAGTATTAAATAGGGAGTTTAGATTCTGTGTCTTCATATTAGCAATACCAGCTTGTCCTTGTACTTGCTGTGCCTGTGCTCCGGGAAGATACCCTGCGTACTTACCACGAACATTCTGATTCATACGGGCAAGAAGAACAGGTAGTGTACCAGTACGCCCTGCTCTAGCCATATTGTTAGCAGCTACCTTGTAATCATCTGGATTAGAGAACTGTTGACGATACTCTTCAAAGGTAAGGGGTTTAAGTTTATTAACCTGACGTTCTACCTTATTAGCTTGGTAGTTCTTCATCAGGTACTCAAGCCCACCAGCAGCAAGCTTACTGGTACTGCCTTTAGGCATACCAAGATTCTCACCAAGCCAAGCATCAGACTTACCCATCATCCCTTCCAAACCACCTCCACTACCTTGTTCCATTGGTACAGATGCTCCTTGATTTGGATCGAAAGACATACCACCACCTTGAGCACTCATGCCTTCGATAGCTCCACCGCCACCTGCATCACTAGCCCCAAGGCTGTATGAAGAAGGATTACTAGCACCAGAGGCATCCCAGATAGAACTAAGTCCACCTGACTGTGCTACTGGAAGCCCTGCTTCAGCACCAGAGAAACCCCCAGCAGTAGACGTAGCCATATTCCCATCCATGCCGGGAGTAGGTTGTGGGGTAGTAGTCATGCTACCCGATGTAGTATCTGCAAGGGATGGTGCAGTAGCAGCCGTATCTCCCATACCCGATACAGTAGCATTTAGTCCAGTATCTCCAGCAACACCGCCGGCAGTTTCAATACCAGAGGTAGCAGCAGCTTGTCCAATATCACCCGTAGCTGCTGCAAGGGCATCTGGAGCAAACTCAGCACCACCCTGTGCTGCCATCATAGAGGCAGTAGTAGTACCATCAGCGGCGGCTGTAGCACCTTCAGCAAGCCCCTCTGCTGCGCCTCCTGCCCCTCCGAATACAGAAGAAGCAAAAGAACCAATACCAGCGCCTACAGCGCCTACTAGGAAACCTTTACCAAAGTCTCCACCACGAGCCATACTCAGTAGGCCACCCGCTACACCAGCACCAATTACGGCACCAATAGTAGTTGCTGCAATACCTAGAATAGTACCACCAATAGCAGCACCGATTGCCGTACCTACTGCTGCTCCTACGAAACCAACTGCAATTGAAATAATTGCTGCCATCTTACTTCTCCTTATTCTCAAGATAGAGTTGATAGTTAGTATAGGTATCTACCCATAACTCTTTCTCTATCTCATCTAATGTTTTATCTTTTATCTCGGTTACGGCGTGAGCCGTGATCCACATAGTCTCTTTATTAGCGTAGGCTACTTTCTTCAGGCCAGCTTTACTTACAAAGATGCTGCCCGGTTCTGTAACTCTTTTTCTACCTTCTTCGGTAATGACTAGCAGATCCCCATAGACCATTATATCAAGAGTCTCTGTAAGATGTACTGCCCCTGTTACTGTAGCACCTGCTGGGATGATTATCTTTCGTAGATAAACACCATCAGCAATGTGGTGTGTTGTCTGTGGATCAGCTTGTGGGTAGGTAAGGATCTCTTGTTCAAGATCATCCATCCGTTGCTGAACCGTTGTTAGTTTAGAATTACTCTGTTTAGCTAACATCAATCAGATATCCATATACCCACTCATCTACAAAGGTATCTTCTACCTTACGGGAATCTACCAGAGTCCCTTCCAGATTGAAACCAATCTTAGTCAGTAGTGGGAGCATCTCTGGACAAGTAGTAGCTAGTTCCATCTTGTGCATAGGAGTCTTCTCATTAAAGATGGTAAAGACTTCCTTGACAATCCGAGTAAGCTTATTAGCTTTATAATCAGATCCCATTAAAATAAACATATGGAATGTGTACGGAGTCTTATCAAGAAACAAAAGACAGATACTATCTTGGTAGGCTACATAGATAGTGGAGTCTAGGACTCCTTGTTTAATGTGCTCTACAATCTGTTCTAGATCTTTATTCCAAAGCCGCAGATCTTCAAGCAGCACATCACTGGAGTTTCTAATACAATCTACAACATGTTCTGGTAAGTCACTACCACAGTATAACTCCAAGAGTCATCCTTTCCAAGTAAGCCAGCCCTGATCATAGTACACAATGTTATTAACCTTAGCAGCACCCCATTGTACCTTTGATGTGATAGTATGGCTGATAGTGGTATTGTAAGTCATGGGTGTTGTGTCAAAATAATAGTAATTAATACCACCCATTTGACACTTAATATATGTCTGTACTGTCCCAGATACCCCTGTGGTACGACAAGTACCAAACATCTGTAGATCTAGTTGTGTATCTGTAGCACCACTACCAGGAACAGTAAAGGTAGTGATAAGAGTACTATCAAGGTAGATATTTAGATCAAATGTGTCTGAACTAACATCCTTTGTGTATCTGCCAAGATGCCTATGATCCATTAGTCTACCTACAACAAACTCACCTGCAGCAATAGTATGGCTATGCAGGGTTGTTTCAGTAGTAGTATTAGATACACTAGAGGAGGCTGTTTCAGTCTGCTCAGTCTGGTCGATGACCATTCTATCACCCACACCAGTGAAGTGCAGCCTACCTGTAGCATACTCAAGAGCGCCTGCTTCACCAGCAGTAGTCAGAGTCCCTGTTGTAAACTTAACAGGAGGTTGTGCTGTAGTACCTGCTTTGATATGTAACCAAGCAGTAGGGGTGGTTGTACCGATACCATAACTACTATTGGCAGAATCATAATACAAAGAACTAGTTGCTGTCCAAGTACCGGAGTCATTGTAAAGCGTTTGTCCATGTACCCCGGGGACAGTTACAATAGCAGCATACTGCGCTGCTGTTAGATGGTAATACTGATCGGTTGTTCCTCCTTGAATACTCCCTAGACTATTATGCACATAAGTAGTAACTGTGGTATTTAGTCTAGAGATAGCGTCATGGATAGTATTATACCAAGCTGTCCACATCCCCGGATCTTTGTTGTCCATTGGCGGTGGCGGTGGAATTCTTGTTGCTGCCATATTTAATGGTCTCCAACTGAGTATGTGATTTCTACTGATTCAAGCCTGCGGGCTGAGTTATGTGCATAGGTTAATTCCCAAGCCCTACGTCTAGCTTTACCACTACGCATAAAGTATGGTCTATTACCAGCAGTAAGAGTCTTTGCATTAGACCAAGTAGTATAGTCATCGTCAGACCAACGCAGTACGTCTGTCCCAGTACAAGCATCACCAATAATTGTAAATTGATGAAAGAACTTATATGAATCTGTATCGAAGTCTTGTTTAGCTAACACAATTGTATTTGTGATAGTTGTACTATCGAAGTCATTATACACGAGTGGGTCTAGTTTGTAAAGTTTACCATTAGTAGCGTGTTGAACAATAGCAATACCATCCGCATCACAGAAGGACATGAATGGTAATTTACTATCATTGTATTCCCACTCACTCCACATATTCTCTTCTAGGTCATACACAAAGGTCTTATCAGAAGTAGGTAGATTGATTACATATAACATATGACCCAGTATGCGCAGACTAAATCCAGTAACACCAGAAGTACTATCCTCAAGATCAAGGAACTTCTCGATATACTCAGTAGAGATCTCTTTTGCATTGGTACCATCCAATCTCCATATAGATTTACCAGCAAGTTGCGATGTACCAATAAAGACAATAGTACGTTCTGCTGTAAGTTACAAACAAATTAAGCTAACCTACCAGAAGCCCTTTGAGGACTTCGATGCTAGTACGGATAACCCAGACTTCCCACAAGAATGGTTTGAAGCACTTAAGTATGGTCTAGCAACCCGCCTAGCGGGTGAGTATGGCGTTAGTATGGATGATCGTAAACAACTCCTGTACGAGGCTCAAAGCATTAAAGCAGAAGCTCTTGGGTATGGTACCGAAGAAGGTAGTTTCTTTATTACAGCAGATTACAGAAAGTATTAAAAGATTATGGCTAGACAAAGACAACAGACTGCTGGTAATGTAACAAAGAAGACCCTGCGTGTACCTCTTGCAGGTAATGCACAACAACGTAATACTATCTCTGACAAAGACCAGCGGTTTGTTAATTATGTCTTTGAGACAAGCAAGAATAGTGTTACAGAGACAAAGAAACTGTTCCTAGTAAAACGCCCCGGTACTACTGAGTATATGTATCCGGCAGCGGCTGCTGCGGAAGGGCGCGGTTGTTGGTACTACAATGGCTCTGTATGGTCTGTCTTTGGTGCTACACTATATAAAGGTCTTACTGCAAAAACCACGTTATCTACTTCAACGGGACAATGTGGAGCAATTGCTTTTAGCAATACAGATGACTTTGGTAAACAGGGACTATTCCTAGCAGATGGTATTGATGGTTGGGTTATTGATTCTACCAATACTGTAACTCGTGTAGACACACGCCATCTCCAGTGGATTAAGGATACTATTACAGAAGTGGGTGATAGGCGTGTTCCAACCGCTCTTGGTTCTATCTGGTATGTCTGTACAACAGCAGGAACCACTGGGGCAACCCAACCAACTTGGCCTGTTATTATTGGTGACTCTGTTACTGATGGAACCGTAGTATGGAGAGCAGAGGGAACCTACTCTGGCCCAGTTAAGTATACCACTGGTGTAAAGACTGTTGGTACAGAGGTTATTCCTACTGTAGAGACTGGTTATTGGTATGAGTGTACTACTGCTGGTACTGCTACAGCAGAGCCTACTGGTGGTAATGCTTGGCCGCTAGTATTAGGTGAGACAGTAACAGATGGAACCGTTGTTTGGACTTGTATGGGACAGTATGGTGGATTTCCTACACCACACATTGCAACACCATCCTTCATGGATGGTTATATATTTCTATCTGAGACAGACTCACTCGATATCTATAATAGTGATGTAGTTGCTCCATTTAGTTGGGGTGCCCTTAACTTCGCTAGTGCTGAGAGTTATCCTGATCCAGTAGTAGGACTGTCTAGACAGAATAACTTTATTGCTACGTTTGGCACAACCTCTACCGAGTTCATGTACAACTATGCAAAGACTAATCAGATTACAGACTTTGACTCTCCATTGGATAGGTATGAGTCTCTGGTACTTCAAACAGGTTGTCTTACAAAGGATGCTATCCTAAGTGCAGAGCGTACTATTGTCTTTATTGGTACTTCGCAGTTAGCTGGTAAATCTATCTGGAGATTGGATGGTACCAATGCAAAAGAGATCTCTACGGAATACATCGAGAAATTCCTTGATCTTGAGGATAGTACTTCTGGTGTTACTGGATTTAGTCTGCGCATATTGGGTCATATGTTATATGTAATCAATCTACCCACTTCAGATAAGACCTTTGTGTATGACCTAGAAGAGAATATGTGGAGTGAGTGGGAATATAATGGTGGTAAGATACCATTCATGAAGGATGGTGTTGCAATATGTGGTGTAGGAAACCCACCATACTGTCCCATACAAGTCCAAACAACAGTCCCGTCTGTAACTGTCGCACCTAGAGTAAGCGGCCAAGTAGGCTGTGCTGTAGCTGTTCCAGCCGT